CTGTGGGATGCACGTTGGGGAAACAACTGGGTTCCAATCGAAGCAATCGTTGAAGACGAGTTCTTTCGTGCCGCATACACCGCAATGCAGGAAGCAGGTGAAATAGAAACCCACTACCTAACTGACAGAGCTAGATATGTTTGTAGAAGATATTAATAGGAGAAGTAAATGACAAAATCAGCATCAATCACCAACACGCAAAACATGCTTGCCCACGTACAACACGTACTAGCAAACCAAACGGCTAGTAGTTATGGACAAATGCAAATGCGAGCAAAAAGGCAAATACGAATACAAACGGCAGAGTATGACTACAACCCTAATCAAGAACCTTCTTGGAAGATACCACTAAGCGAATTAATAACACTGTGGCGTGCCAAGTTTGGTGATGTGTGGGTAGATGTGTCCGACTTAGAAGAAGTGTTTTGGTATAGAGCAAGCATGCGTTTATCGCAAAACAAACTGTTTGAAGAAGGCGACACACGAGATAGCACCCCTTGGGTTAGATTAAAGGAAGATGTATGAGCACGCTTAAATATAAAGTAAGCGAAAGATATGGTCTTGGCTGGACTGACCCAAGAATGCCTAGCTTTGAAAAAACAGGGTTTGAAGATGTATCAACAGACGTACTAAAAAACCTGTGGCTTGTTACGTTTCAAGGGCCATCTACAGAGTCATTGAGTGTTAAAGGGGATATGGGAAAGGTTGTGCAAGAGTTAGTCAGAAGAAAAATAGCAGAAACACAGTTAAATGACAATTTTGATACCGCTCGTTTCTGTTACGTACTGAAAGAATAAGATGGAAATAGTTGACAACAAAGCGTTAGTGCTACGCACACGCAACCCGCACAAGTTCAGCATCATCCCCAAGCACAAGGTTCTAAGCGAAGAGGACGGCATATACCAAGTAGCTGTGTACTGGGGGCTTGACGAGTCTCGTGTACTAAAGAACTTAGGTGTGCGTGATGTGCCATCACCAATCACAAGGCGCTACAACTGGCCGGGGCGCTACATCCCGATGGCACACCAAATAGAAACCGCATCATTCCTCACGCTGCACCGCAGAGCGTTTTGTTTTAACGACCCCGGCACTGGCAAGACGCTATCGGCTTTGTGGGCGGCTGACTTCTTGATGCAACGTAATGAAGTAAAGCGTGTGCTAATTCTGTGCCCGCTGTCCATCATGCACAGCGCATGGATGGGCGACATCAACCGCAGCATTATTCACCGAAGTGCCGTAGTTGCACACCACTCTCAAGCAGCGCGGCGCATTGAGATGATTCAACAAGACTACGAGATCGTCATCGCCAACTATGACGGGCTGAACCTGATTGCCAAGGAAGTAATTAACGATGGCCGCTTTGACCTAGTGATTGTGGACGAGGCCAATGCCTATAAAAACCCAAGCACCCGCCGATGGAAAGCACTAGCCTCAATCATCCGCCCTGACACTTACTTGTGGATGATAACGGGTACACCTGCTTCGCAGTCGCCTGTAGATGCCTACGGCCTTGCCAAGCTAGTAAACCCCAATGGTGTACCCAAGTTCCAAACAGCGTGGCGCGACAAGGTTATGAACAAGATCACCCTGTTCAAGTGGGCTCCAAAGACAGGCTCAAGAGAACTGGTGTACGCGGCACTTCAACCAGCAATACGTTTTACAAAAGAGGAGTGCCTTGATCTGCCGCCTGTTGTAACGGTGACAAGGGAAGTGCCGATGACGCCCCAGCAGTCAAAGTACTACAAGCTCCTCAAGGAACAGATGATGGTAAGCGCAGCGGGGGAAACGATCAGCGCTATCAACGCGGGTGTTGCGGTCAATAAGTTATTGCAAATATCTTGCGGTGCAGCATACACAGACAACAGAGAGGTAGTGGAGTTCGACGCCGCGCCGCGCTTGGCGGTGTTGGAGGAAGTGCTGGAGGAGACTGATCGCAAGGTAATTATCTTTGCCCTGTTCCGCTCCAGCATCAACACCATAGTCACGCACCTGACTAAGCATGGCTACGCCGTGGGACAAATTCATGGTGACGTGTTAGCATCCAAGCGTGGGCAGATCATCAATGACTTTCAGACTACGAGTAACATCCGCGTCTTGGTGATGCAGCCTCAGGCAACCGCCCACGGGATAACCCTAACTGCCGCCGACACCGTGGTATTCTTCGGCCCCCTGATGAGTGTTGAGCAGTACGTCCAGTGCATTGCGCGGGCTGACCGCAAGGGGCAGAACTCTGATAAAGTTACTGTGGTACACATTGAATCCAGCCCCATTGAGAAAAAACTTTTCAAGGCAATGGATGCCAAAGTAAGCGACCACGCACTGCTTGTCGGCATGTACGACAGCGAAGTAAAAAATATTTAAGAAAGGAGTTGCAAAGATTTAATTGCCGTGTATGATGTTAAACCTTGGACAAAATAACAGGAGAAGCAGATGTCAAAAATTGATGATGGTGAAGAAGTTCCAACAACGGAGCAAGCCACGCCAGTAAATGTTCCTATGGACAAACTGGCAAAGGTGTATCGCAGGATGCAGCAACGCATCCAAGAGTTGACCCAAGTGTATGAAAACGAAGTCGAGCAAATCAAAGCACAGCAAGACTCCGTAAAAATTGCACTCAAGGATCAAATGCTGAAGTTAGGCGTAGCAAGCGTACGCACCGACCAAGGCACAGTAGTGTTGTCTACCAAGACGCGCTACAACACACGGGACTGGGATTCCTTTAAGGAGTTTATTAAGGAACATGACGCATTGGACTTGCTTGAAAAACGCATTGCCCAAGGCAACATGGCTACGTTCCTTGAAGATAACCCCGGTCTAGTTCCCGCTGGCTTGAACTCCATGACGGAGTATGCCATTTCTATTCGTAAACCTACCTATTAATTGGAGAATCACATGGGCTCAGTTGCTCTTTTCGACCCCTCACAAACGCCCGCATTTGCTAAGAATCGCGGCCCACTTTCACACATCGCTAAAGCCCTGACGGGGGGCAATGTCGGCGGTGGTGGCAAACGTATTAGCATCAAGGGCGGCGTGTTCCGTCTGATTGATGGCGGCAAAGAAATTGCTGCTGTTGATGAACGCTTCCTTGACGTGGTGGTGGTCAATGCCGCTCCCGAAATCGGACGTGTGTTCTACGCTAGTAGCTATGATTCCACCGCAGCGGCTGCTCCTGACTGCTGGTCTGCCGATGGCAAGACTCCTAGCGCAGACGCTAACAATGCCCAGCACACCCAGTGCGAAGGTTGCCCAAAGAACATTGCTGGTTCGGGCCAAGGTAATAGCCGCGCATGCCGCTATCAGCAACGTCTTGCTGTGGTGTTGGCAAACGACATTGAAGGCAACGTGATGCAGTTGACTCTGCCCGCTACGTCTATCTTTGGTAAGGACGATGGCGAGAACCGCCCCCTGCAAGCGTATGCACGTTGGTTGGTAGCGCAGGACATTGACCCTGCAATGGTCATCACGCGTTTGAAGTTCGATACCAAGTCGCAGTCGCCCAAGCTGTTCTTCAAGACCATGCGCTGGTTGACCGACAACGAGTACGAGATTGCGCAGAAGCAAGGCAAGACCGACACAGCAGTCAAGGCAGTCACCATGACGGTGGCTAAGATGGACAACGTGGCGGCTCCCCTGTCTGTGCCGGGCAGCAAGCCCAAGGCGGCACCAAAGGCGGTTGAGGAAGAACCGCCAGAAGTTGCCGAGATGGAAGCAGTGGCTGAAGCCAAGTTTGGTAAGGCCAAAGCAAAAGCCAAGGTAACAGAGCCGGTTGAAGAAGATGAAGAGCCCGTGGTGCGCAAAGAAGAGAAGAAGCCCAACGCAGTGCCAAAGGCTAAGTCCTCGCTCGCTGCAATGGTTGATGACTGGGACGAGGAATAAGGAGATGGGGCTTCGGCCCCTAAATCATGGCCTATTCAGCACACACCGTTAGTAGGATTGGCAAAGCGCCGAAGACGTTGGGCAACCAACTAGGGCGCTGGGCTACCCATCACGGCTTCTCTGCCATCAAGGTATCCAAGGCAACTGGCGCATCGCGGCAGACTGTTTACAACTGGTTTCACGGCGGTGAAGTCTTTATTGCCTACCGCCCTGCGGTACAGGCGCTTCTTAAAATTTTACAAACTTCCCCTAACGGCGAAGAGGCTTGGAGAAAAACATGCAAGGTATTCAACCTGAAAACTTGAGCAATGAGGAACTGCTGCGGCACGCGCACACAGTTGGGTATGACAAGCTAGACGGGGCTTGGGTTCAAACTTTAGCCGAACGTCTTGCACAGGAGATAGACAAGCGCACAGACATATTTCACGAAGGCTTTGAAGAAGGCTTTGAGCAAGGCGTAGAACACGCGACAGACGACTTCAAATAACCCAAAGGATAGC